AGTCCAGAAGGGCGGCGCGGGTGCTTTCCGGCATTATCGCGAGGGCGGTATTAGCGCGGCGTGAATAAGCGCGGATGATACGGAAGAAACGAAACATAGATCAGGCCCCTATTTTTTGTACGGTTTTGATCATTTCGGCGGCAAGTTCGCGGGTGATACGGTCCATGCCCTTATTAACGGCGGGCCTGTACTGGTCTCCCATGATTTCTAAATACCGGCTGCCCTGTTGGGAAAGCCGGTTGTATTCTTCGATCATGGACGCGCACGGCGGCGGGTTGTTTACATCCTCCCCGTTTAAGAAAAGCTCCAGGGCGGGCGGTAATTTGATATAGTCCACGAGGGAAACACGAGACAGGGCCCGCTCCGAACAGAAAAACATGGCATCCGGGCCGAGATCATTTAACACGATGAAATCAAGAACGGCGGATAGATAAACGGGGTCCTCCGTCCAGGCGTCCGGATCCATAAAGCCGGGGTCGGTCGGTTCATAGAAAGACAGGAATCCGTCACGGCTTGTAAAGCGGTCCTCTAAATACTTATTCCAGGCGGCGAGGTTACGCGAGAGATAAATTAAAAGGTCTCCCTCGTCAACTTCTACGGCGCATTCTACACGGTCGGTTGTAAAGTTGTATTCCCGCGGGCTTACGATTTCGGCAAACCAAATGGAAGTCCCAGTAAATACGGGTTGTTTTCTGTACAGGGCATCCGATAAGGCGTCCTCAATAACGGAGCAATAAGCGCGGGCGACTGCTTCACAATACCCGGAGAAGTCCAGAGTATAATTAACGGCGTCCGGGGCCGTGTTAAAGTATGTCATAAGCACGGCGGGCGGGAAGGTGTACGGATACAGGTTTTCCGCGATAAGCTGTAAAGCTTCGGTCTCCGCTTCACTGGAGAAGAGAAACGAATCATAAAAGCCGGGGAATTGAGGTAAATCAACGGTGTATTTCATTGTTAGCGGGCTTTCTTGGTTGCGAGGTTGAAAATATACAAGTCTTCACGGGAAGAAATGCGTTTATAGGTGAGAGTGACGCCAATAGCGTTTAAAAGGTGCTCCATGCAGGAAAAGCCGGTCCCGCCGTCCACGTACACAGTATAACCGGGCCTCCAGTTCTTGCGGTACTTGCGGCGCTTTACGTCGTAGAAATACAGGCCGTAAAACGTGTTTTTGTGGCTCCAGCGGTCCCCGCTTCCCGTGCTGCTTGAAAGCTTCTTGAAATCGTCTTTAAACCAGTTCCGGAGAAATGAACCAAACACAGTACCGGCGAGATCATAACCGCCCCCGTTGCACCTGGCCGCTTTTTCTTCGGTCCCGGAATAGCGGTTGAGATACAGAGTGCAAACGGTGTATCCGTAAGTATCGCGGGCGCGGCTTGTGCTCCATTTGATCGAAAACGAACAGTAGTTATCAAGCAGCAGGCGGGCTTTTTCGGTCGGTTTCTTCATTATTCCGCCTCGCTTTCTTCGTCGTCGCTTTCGTTGTGAACATAACGCGAGCAGGCCGCGGGGAGCAAATAGCACCTGATTGCAACGTCGCACGCCTCCGGGCCCTGTTTAATAATGCTCTGGAGTGAATCCGTCCCGTATTCGTCGCCGAGATCGGCCAGTAAATCAAAGTTGCAAGAAAGCGCCTCGCACGCACGCGCCCGGCTGAACCAGTAGGAACCGGACCCGTTGCCGGTCACGTTGTCAAAAGTCCACAGATAGTTCGACATGATCGACGCGGCAATATCTTTTTTCTGTTCTTCCTCCGGGCGCGCGCCCTCGCCGCGGTAAATGTACCCGTTAATCTCGGCGGCTTTCGCCTCCATGAATCCGGCGAGATCGCCAAAGTTTTCCTCTATCGCTTCTTTCACGTCGTCATAAACGGCGCTTTCGTAGTCGTAGTAATCAAACATTTTATGTTTTCCTTCTGTTTGAGGTTGTGTTAAGTTCGATTAAGCTCAGTTGAGGCGGGTTTGAGGTGGAAAAGATTGTGTTGTTTATGGTCCTTTCTGTTTTTGAGGTTGACTTGAGGCGGGACAAGTTCAAATGAGGTTGTTTCAGCTCGTTTTCCTTTCTGCCGTTCTGGCGTTGTTTTGTTGGTTCGTTGCGGTGTAAATCTGTATCGACTAATAGTGACAATATAGCGCCGTTTATCGAATTGTCAAGCGCATTTTAAAAATTTTTCGTACATTTTTATCGAACAACTCCCGCCCGAATTGTAATTAAATGTTCGATATGACAGACTGCCATCATAATGACAGCTTGTAATTTTCGTGACAGCGTGTATATTATAATCGGGGTATGATAACCCGCGCGTCAGGTTGCAAACCTGAACGATTCGAGGCGGATCGGGGCGCTTTGGGCAAAACCTGGGGCAATCCGGGCCGGATCGGACGCCGGGACCGGGCCGCCGCGGGTGCATCCCGCCGCGGATCGTCGGACCGGGACGCGCGGCGGATCGTGCCAGCCGGGCGGCGCGTGCGGGGCGCGTCGTTTGATCGTTTAATGAGTGGCGGAAAGCCACGATAAGGAGCAAGGGTATGGCTGAGGTCGAAAATTCGGGGGTGGCCCCCCAAAACGCGGCTTTGACCGCCGCGGGGGTGTCGTTGGCACGTCCAGAGATGCTTTTCCTGAGCGCGCTTGCCCGTATCGTCAATCCAAAGCTCCCCGCACTCAAAGAGCTCCCTGCTCCCGCGGAGACCGCCACGCCCGAATACGACGAATTCGGGCTTCCCGTTCCCGCCAAGCCGAAGAAACCCGATCTCATGGAGCTCGGCAAGGACGCCGGTCTGAGACCCATTGACGTGAAATACATCAGGGAATGGATTGTGGACCAGGGAATCCACTGGCTCACGTGTGAGAACGTGGGACTGGACGATGATATCGAAGGCCGCCGCGTCTTCCGCAACCCGGTCGTCCGCCGCGTCATCAACGCCGCTCAGACACTCGGCCTCTGCAATGGAACCACCGCGTCCAAGGAGGAACTGGCGGACTGGTACACCCAGCGAATCCGCTCTCCGCACCTCCCGGAGCAGGTCAAGGACAACGCAGCGGACAAACTGGCGAAACTCCTCGGGTACTACCCCGACTCAACGGGCAAGGGTGGCGGTTCGACCAACGTTCAGATCAACTTCGTCAATCCTTATGGACAATCCCAGGTGGTCGATGCCCAGGTTGTAGGGGAGGCCGCCAATGCGTAACGTGAACGTGGACATTGGATTCAAGCCGCACAAGCTCCAGGTGGCCGCCCGGAAGCTCATAGAGGCTGTCCGCTTCGCCGTTCTCGTCTGCCATCGCCGCTGGGGCAAGACCGTCTTTGCGGTCATTGAGCTGATCCTCGCGGCGCTCATTACGACCGCCTCGGACTTTCGAGGAGCCTATATCGCCCCGTTCCGAAAACAAGCGAAGGACATCACGTGGGATTATTTCAAGCGTTTCGCCGGCAAGATACCCGGCGTCTCCTTCAACGAAACGGAACTTACCGTGAGTTTCCCCAATGGAAGCCGCATTACCCTGTATGGAGCCGATAACGCCGACGCCCTCCGCGGCCTCTATTTCAATTACGTGGTGATGGACGAGGTGGCGGACATGCGGCCTTACGTCTGGGGCGAAATCGTCCGTCCCACCCTCATCGACCGCAAGGGGAAATGCCTCTTTATCGGGACTCCGAAAGGCGCAAACTTATTTTTCGAGCTCTACAACAGAGGCGTCGCGAGTACGGACAACCAATGGTCCAGCATCATGTACCGGGCCGAAGAGGACTCCCTCGGGGTTCTGCCGTGGATCACGGAAGAAGAGCTGGCTGAGGCACGCCGCGACCTCACTGACAGCCAGTACAGGCAAGAGATGGAGTGTGATTTCCAGGCGTCTTGTGACAACGCTCTGATTACTTTGGACGTTCTGTACAAAGCGCGCGGAAAGCACATTCCCGAGGAGGACTACCGCCTCGCCCCGCTCATTTTCGGCGTGGACGTGGCGCGTTTCGGCGGGGATGCCTGTGTGATCCAGCCGCGTAGAGGCTTGGCGGCGTTTCCGTACCAGAGGATCGTGGGAGTGGACAATATGACGTTCGCGAGCCTCTTGCACCGGAGGATCGTCGAAGAGCGTCCCGACGCCGTATTTGTGGATGCCGGGCGAGGCGAAGGGGTCATCGACCGCCTCCGCCAGCTCGGGGACACCGTGATCGAAGTCCCGTTCGGCGGCAAGGCCCACGACTGCACGGTCAATGGCTACTACAACCGGCGTGCGGAGATGTGGGACAACCTGAGAAAGTGGCTCACCGACGGTGGCGCGATCCCCAACGACCCGGACCTCATCAAGGAGATGGCCGCTGTGACTTATACCTACGACGGCCAGAGCCGTTTGAAACTTGAATCCAAAGACGTGATACGGGAACGGGTAGGGTTTTCTCCTGACCGTGCGGATGCGCTCGCGCTGACGTTCGCGGAACCCGTCATCGCAGCCAACGACCCGGCGTTTCTGGGTGGCGGCTTCGCCTCCCGATACGCCCGGGATGAACTCATCTTTTAAGGAGGAACAGAACATGGGAAGCATGCCGAAAACCAAGACGACTCCGACCCCGCCCGAACCCGAAGCGGTGAAGCGGGTGGAGGCCGACGTCGCCCGCGTCCGCAACAACGCCAAGTCCGTTGCGGCCCAGAAGTACGGGATGAGCGGAACGAACGTCACGAAGGGCGCTCTGGCCGACTCGACCGTCGAGGACAAAAAGAAGAAGCTCGGAGGCGATTGACCTATGGACGAGACCCCGCTTTACAAGCTCCGGCAGCACTACCGTGAGCTGCAAAATGACCGGCGCACCTGGGAGCCGTTCTGGAATGATGTCAAGACGTACATCCTCCCGGAACGCGGGCGGGGTATCGACGCGCCCGGAAGCTCCACGGAAACGAACGACGGGACGCTTCGGGACAAGAAGCGCCTGAACGGTACGGCGTCGAAGGCCCTTTCGATCCTCGCAAGTGGGATGCAGAGCGGCCTTACGAGCAAGGCAAGACAATGGTTCCTTCTGACGAACCGCGACCCGGACCTTGCGAAGTACAAGCCCGTCCGCGAATGGTACGATCAGGTCCAGGACATCCTGGAAGGCATTTTCCGTCGGAGCAACCTCTACAGTGCGTTGCTCCATACGTATTTCGAGATGGCCGGGTTCGGGCAGGGCGCGGTGATGGTACTGGACCATCCGGAGAAGACGCTCCACTGCCGGCCCTATACGACCGGGACGTACTACATGTCCCTCGACAAGTGGGGAGAGGTGGATACGTTCATCCAGAGCGAGTGGCTTACGGTTCGTCAGATTCTTCAGCTCTATCCGGATGCGAAGCTCCCGGCTTTTATCGAGGGTGAGAAAGCGACCAACCAACTGGAGAAGCGGCATGAAGTCGTGAACGCGATCCTGCGGCACCCCGAGCAGTACGGGGTCAAGATGCCGGAGGGGAAGCAGGCGGCGAGTGTCCACTTCCTCGACAAAGCGTCCGACGAGGACGGGTTCCTGAAGGTGTCCGGCTACGATATGTGGCCCGTGATGACTCCCAGATGGGATGCCGTGGACAACGACGTGTACGGGCAGGCTCCCACGCGCGACATCATGGGGGACGTGAAGATGCTTCAGAAGATGGAATCGGACGTCCTGAAGGGCGTCGCGAAGACCGTCTCCCCGCCGTGGCGCATTCCGCCCGAACTGGAGCGCCGTGGGCTCAACACGCAGCCGAATGCCCTGAACGTCGTCGCGAGCATGTCGGAGCAGGCCGTCGCGCCTCTGTTCACGAGCCCCGTCAATGTCCAGCAGCTCCAGGTCAAGATCGACCGTGTGGCGCAGGACATCAAGGACGGACTGTACAACAGTCTGTTCCTGGCTCTGCTGACGAACGACACGCCCCAGATGACGGCGCGCGAAGTGGCCGAGCGCCACGAAGAGAAGTTGCTCATGCTGGGCCCGGTTCTGGAGCGCATCCACTACGAGCTCCTGGACCCACTGATCGACCGCGCATTCAGCCTCGCGTGGAATGCCGGCATGATCCCCCCGCCTCCGGACGAGCTTATGGGCGTTCCGACCATGATCGAGTACGTGAGCATTCTTTCGCAGGCTCAGAAGGCTGTCGGCGTGAACCGTATCGAGCAGTCCGTCGGCTTCCTCGGAAGCATGGTCCAGGTCTATCCCGAACTTCGCAACGCCCTTGATCCGTTCAAGACCTACGATGTCTACAACCAGATGATCGGCGTCCGGGCGGAAGTCCTGCGGTCTCCGGAGGAATATCAGAAGCTCGTGGAGCAGCAGGCGCAACAGCAACAGATGATGCAGAACGCGGCGCTGGCTGAACCCATGGCGAACTCCGCGAAGGCCCTCGGGGAAGTGGACACGGCGAACGTCCGTGAACTTCTGAGCGGCGTGAGCCAAGGAGGACTGGTCCTGTGAGTAAGAACAAGAATCAGCAGCACTACGAGGATGAGCTTCGCGCGATGCTGAGCTCCCCCATGACTCGCATTTTTCTCTGGCGTTTCATCGTCGAGGACTGCAAGGTCTTCACGACCGACTTCGCCCTGAACGCTTCGGCGTATACGCTCCTCGCGAAACAGGAGATCGGGAAGCTGCTTCTGGCCGATCTGAAAGCGATCGACCCGGATATGGTGTTCCAGGCGGAGAAGGAGTACAACGCGATGATCGCCAGTACCAAAACACAATTCAGCCAAGAGGAAGGAGAATAACCTATGGCAGACGAAGACAACATCCAGAACGCACCGGATAACACCGGCAGTGCGGAAGTGGACGAGTCCGTTCTGAATCCGACTCCTCAGGGAACGGAAGGCGCAGCCGGACCCGAAGGAACCGATCAGAACAAACCGGCCCCGGAGGCCGGAGACGGAGACGACAATGGAGTTCTGACCCCTGACGCCGGTGAAGGCGAGAAGGGGGAAGTGAACAAGAACCTCGGAGCTCCCGAACAGTATGAGGACTTCAAGCTCCCGGAGGGCTACACGCTCGACGAGGACGGGAAGGCTCAGATTTCGGGTCTCTTCAAGGGTCTCAACCTGTCCCAGGAGGCAGGTCAGAAACTCGTTGACGCCTTTGTCGAGCAGCAGACCAAAGAGAAGGAAGCGCAGCTCCTTGCGCTGACTGAACAACGCAAGCAATGGCGGGCCCAGATCAAGTCGCGTCCAACTTACGCGGAAGACCGGGCGCTTGCGAGAAAAGGTCTGAATGCAGTCGTCAGCACCCCGGAGGAGCGGGAACTCTTCACGAATACGTGGATGAGCGACCATCCTGCGCTGTTCGGCATTTTCGTGAAGGTCGGCAGAATGGTCGGAGAGGATTCGCCCCTGCCAACCGGAGGCGCGCGTCCTGTGGGCGAAGACGAGTCCGCGGCGCGCAGATTCCCAGTCAAACTCAAGTAAGGAGGCAAAATTATGCCCGATAACTATCCTACCCTTATGGACGTCGCCCGTCGAAGCGGCGACCAGAGCGCTGTCGATATCGTCGAAGTGCTCAACAAAACGAACCAGGCGCTCGAAGACATTCCGTGGATCGAATGCAACGGCGGCGTCGTTCACAAGACCACCACCCGTACCTCCATCCCCACCCCGGTCTGGCGTATGCTGAACGGCGGCGTGCCCGTCGCGAAGTCTACGACCAAGCAGATGACCGTCGGCTGCGGCATGCTTGAAGTCTACGCTGAAGTGGACGTCGATCAGGTCAACCTCGCCGGTCACGGCATCATCGACCAGGCCAAGGCGAACGCCGCGGTCTCCAAGGCGATCAAGGGCGAGAACGAAGCGTTCATCGAAGGCTTCGGTCAGGAAATCAGCCGTGTCATGTTCTACGGCGATCCCAGTGTTCCGCAGGAACCGCTCGGACTCACCCACTGGTACAACACTGCCGGCGGCACCAACGTCATCGACGGCGGCGGTACCGGCTCCGACAATACGTCCATCTGGCTCATCGCCTGGGACAAGAAGGCCGTCCACGGCATTTACCCGCAGGGTTCTGTCGGCGGTCTGCACGAAGAGTTCAAAGGCCAGCAGACCGTGAAGGACAGTGACGGAAAGCAGTTTGAAGCCTACCGTACCCATTACAAATGGGACGCCGGCTTCTGCGTCCGCGACATCCGCTGCTGCGCCCGTATCTGCAACGTTGACATGAGCGACCTTCTGGCCGCGAACGGCAGCGCCATGGATATGGTTGACAAGATGATCTCTGCGATCTACAAGCTGCCGCGCTTCGCCCGCAGCTCCTACCGCAAGGCGTTCTACATGCGTCCCGAGCTGGTCGAAGCCCTCGACAAGCAGGTCCGCAAGACCGACAACCTGAAACTCACCTACAACGACGTTCTCGGCAAAGAGGTCCTGACGTTCCGCGGCATTCCGGTTCGCGAGCAGGAATCCCTCCTCACCAGTGAAGCCAGAGTCGTCTGAGAAAGGAGCATACTATGATTCTCGACAAAGACCTTCTCTTCTCCAAAGATCAGGCTGTGACCTCTGACGCGGCCAGCACCAACGCCCTCGACCTGGTGTCCGACGGCGACGCTGTGGGCCAGGAGCTCGCGTTCCACGTAGTCGTCACCCAGGCGTTCGCGACGCTGACCAGCCTCACGATCAAGATTCAGACCAGTGCGAACAACTCCGACTGGTCCGACGTCCTTCTCACCCCGGCTATCGCCGCGGCCTCCCTCACGAAGGGTACGGAAATCCTGTACGTCCGCGTTCCGAAGGGACTCAAGCGCTACGTCCGTCTGTACTATGACGTGACGGGCAGCAACGCCACCGCCGGCAAGATCACCGCCTTTATGAGCAAGGACATCTGACGATGGCGCTCTACAAGGCAAAACGTGACGGCCTGGTCGGGGCGTCCTACATTCACGCGGGGGAAGTCTTCTCCGCGGAGTTTGACCGCGACCCGAGCTGGGCGGAACGTGTGGACGACCCGATGGAGGGTGCGTCCGAAGAGGAGCCGGTCGAAAAGCCGGTTCCTAAAACCAAAAAAGCAAAGGGCAAATAACATGGCAGGTTCAGTGGAAATCGTGAACATCGCTCTCGCCCGTCTGGGCGAGTCCCCGATCCAGAGCCTCGACGAGGGCACGGTCCCCGCCAACATGGCGAAGATATTCTACGACTCGTCGCGTCGTGCGACGCTGCGGGATTACAACTGGAATTTCGCACTCAAGACCGCTCGCCTCGCAAAACTCGCTGAGACTCCGGTCGATTTCCGCTATGCCTATGCTCTTCCCTCGGACTGCATTCGGGCGGTCCGTCTGCGGTCCGGGGGTGTTCCCGATTTTGAGGGTCCGGGTCTCCGGTTTACGGTTCAGTGCGGTGAGGTCCTTTCTGACGAAGACCCGGCCCTCCTTGAGTACATCTACGACTGCACGGACCCCGGTCAGTTCGACGACAAGTTCATCGAGGCGTTCAGCTACAAGCTGGCGTCCGAACTTGCCATGCCGGTCAAGGGGTCGGCGGAGATGACCGAGCGGTACAACCGCGAGTACCAGCTGCGGGTGACGCAGGCGGCGACTCTGAGCGGCAATGAGAACCGCGACAAGGATAACGAGAATCCCTACGTGGAGGCGCGTTTCTAATGGCGATCGTAAGAAAGTACCAGAACAACTTCACGACGGGTGCGATCTCGCCCGGCGTCTATGCGCGCGTTGACCTGAACAAGTACGCCAACGGGTGCAAGCGCGTCGTGAACGGGGTCGTCCGGGCGCACGGCGGCATCTCGAACCGTCCCGGCACTTTGTTTGTAGATGAGCTGGATGGCCCGGGTCTCCTGTTCCCGTTCAGCTATTCCGTGACGGACGCCTATGTCCTGTGCTTCTACGACCCCGGAACGGGCGGGGCGAATCGCAAAGCCAAGATGCGCGTGTATCGGAACGGCACGCTTCAGACGATGAGCGATGGGGACGAGATCGAGACGCCCTACAAGCCCGCGGACCTCCCGCTTATCAAGTTCGTCCAGAGCGCGGACGTTCTTTTTATGGTGCATCCTTCCTACAAGCCGCGGATGATGACCCGATCCATCGTGACCAATCTGCCGCATTTTACGTTTTCGGAGATGACGTTCCAGCCGTCCATTGCGGCTCCGACCGGGCTGTCCGCGACTCCGTATGGATTCGACGATTCGTCCGGCACCTACTATTCGACGACGGCTTCCTACAAGGTGGCGGCTGTGAACGAGAAGGAGGAGGAATCCCTCCCGAGCTCAGCGGCGTCCGCGGTCACGCTTTCCACCTGGCCGGTCGGGGCGCACGTCGATCTTTCATGGACGGCGGTAACGGGTGCAGTCCGGTACGAGATTTACAAGGAGAGTCACGGGTACTACGCCTATATCGGGTCCGCGACGGGTACGACGTTCACGGACGACAACATTGAAGGCGATGGATCAATCGGTCCGAAGTCCAGCGAGGACCCGTTCAATGCCGCGGGGGACTACCCCGGGGCAATCGGCATCTATCAGCAGCGGCTCGTCCTTGGCCGCACCGACAATCAGCCCCAGACGGTTTGGATGACCGAGACGGGGAACTTCAAGTCCATGGCGGTGGCCGAGCCCTTGCGCGACGACAGCGCGATCACGGTCACGGTGGACTCCAAGCAGATGAATGAAATCCGGCACTTCGTCCCGCTCAGGAACGTGATTATGATGACGAGCGGCGCGGAGTTCCTGCTTTCCCCCGGGCGCAACAGCGACGCGATCACTCCGACCAGCGTGTCGTTCAACCTCCAGAGCTACTGGGGATGCAACAACGTCCCGCCGATCGTGTCCGGGATCAACATTCTTTTCGTCGAAAACTCGGGCCGCCGGGTCCGGGATATGAGATATACGATGGCGGACGACGCCTACACGGGCGAGGAGGTTTCCATTCTGGCCGAGCACCTTCTCCAGTCGCCCATCGTGGACTGGACGTTCCAGCAGAGTCCGTTCAGTACGGTCTGGATTTGCCTCGAAAGCGGCAAGCTCCTGACGTTCACGTACATGAAGGAGCAGGAAATCTGGGCATGGAGTGAGCACGAGAGTGCTGGCGCGGCGTTCCTTTCCACGGCATCCGTCCGCGAGAGCGCGGAGGACAATGTGTACTTCCTGACGAAGCGCGGCGAGCATTACTGCATCGAGTTCCAGAAGAGATGGGACTACGGCCAGAGCATCCGGGAAGCGTTTTATGTGGACTGCGGACTGAGCTTTCATGAGACCACGGCGACGACTGTGTTCTCCGGTTTCGACCATCTCGTCGGGCAGACCGTGGTCGCCCTCGCGGACGGGAGTGTGGTGCGCGGTTTGACGGTGGATTCCGATGGGAACGTGACGCTGCCGAACGCGGCGAAGGTGGTCCAGATCGGGCTTCCCTATACGACGCTCATCGAAACGCTCGACCCGGAGATCAGGGCCGAGGACGGAACGACGGTCGGCCAGCAGAAGAATATTCCGTATGTGGTGCTGTACCTCCGGGAGTCGCGCGGTCTCCGTGTCGGTCCCACGGAGTCGGAACTGGTCGAGGTGAAGTTCATGCCGCCGGCGATGTACGCCCCGTCCGAGGACCCGGACGCGGACGTCCCGCCGCTCTTCTCCGGCAAGGCCCGTGTCGTGATCCCGGGGCATCACCGGGACGAAGCGACGATTGTATTTGAACAGGCGGACCCGCTGCCCTTGACGGTGCTGTCCGTGATGACCGCGGTGAATGTGGGGTGAACATGGAAATCACGATTCGGGAAGCAACGATCGAAGACGCGAAGTACGTCGGGGAACATCTCCGTGAGGACGATCTCCGCGAGGTGGAAGCCCTCGGCTTCACGCCGGAGTGTGCGACTATGTTCTCTTTCTCCGGGAGCGACGAGGCATACACCGGGTGCGTGGACGGCGTTCCGACCATGATCTTCGGGATCGGGGCTCCGACCCTCGCGGACGACACGAGCGTGTGGGCTCTCGGAACGGACACCTGCAACAAGGTACCGCTGGCAATGGTTCGGATCGGGCGGGAGGTCGTGAAGCGATTCCTGGAAAAGAATTCGACGCTGACGAACTACTGTGATGCCCGGTACACGAAAACGATCAAATGGCTCAGACTTCTGGGCTTTACCATCGGCGACCCGGAACCTTACGGGGACTCGGGCGCTTTGTTCTGTAAATTAACCATCCACAAGGAGGACTGAGTATGTGCATCATCTCTCTTGGCGTCAGTCTCGGCGTGCTCGGCGGGACTCTTGCTACCGCACTGGCCCTCGACCTTGGCGTCGCCGCGGCGGGCGCGGCCATTGCGGGCGGCGTTGTATCGACCGTCGCGGGTGTTCAGGAAGCAAAACAGCGGCAGGCGCAGGCTGAGTATATGGCCGAGGTCCAGGACAAGAATGCCCGCCTTGCCGCACGTCAGGCGGAACAGGTCGGGATGCAGGCGGATAACGAACGCCAGCAGCTTCGGAACAAGATGCTTTTGGCGAGCGGGCAGGCGCGAAGCTCCTATGCCGCGGGCGGCGTCGTGCTCGGTGCGGGGTCCGCTGCGGATTATGAAGCCGACATCGCGGACGCTTACGATATGGACTCCCGCAACCTTGAGTATGACATCGCCATGAGGCAATGGAAGCTTCGGGTAGAATCCGGCAATGCGACCGATCAGGGCAACCTGTACCGGGCGCAGGCGAGCGCGTACCAGTCTTCTGTCGGGACGTCGCTTTTGAGCGGGATGTTCAATACAGGGGCAAGCGCATTGAAGGGCGGCGTCAGCATCATGGATACCTGGGACCGGACCGGCGGCGTAACGTGGAAGGGGTTCGGCAATGGCTAATCTTTCTCCCGTCATTCCCTCTGTTATCGGCCAGCCGCAGACGGCGCGTAAACAGGTTCACATGGTCGATATGCCGAACCCGCTTGCGGGGCTCGGCAACTCTCTCGGCAACCTCGGCGAAGGGCTCGGAAAGCTCGGTCTTGGTATCGCTCTGATCGAGCAGGAAAGAAGTCACGCGGATTACGTCCGTCTGCTCAACGAAGCAGAGAGCAAGGTGATCCAGCGCATGAACGACGAGGTGTACAGCCAGGACGGCTTCTCTGCGGAGGGGTCCCTCGAACGTACCGGGCGCATCTTCAAGGAAACCATGGATGAGTTCTCCGAGCGGAAGTCTCAGCTCACGAAGCGGGATCAGCAGAGATTTGAAGAGAACTGGGGCCGCTTCTACAACAACCACCAGAACCAGTCCATGCGGCATGAGTACGGGCAGGTGAAGGGCGCTCAGCTCGGGGCAAACGATAAACTGATTGACACGGGGATCGAGGCTTACGTAGAGAGCGGCGGCGATCCGGAGATGATGTTCCAGGCGAGCCTCGCGTTCGACGAGAACTGGAGACTCCGGAACGGCGGCCATCTCACCAACCCCGCCGCGGTCGAAGCCTTCAAGCGTGACATCGAGGATGAAGACGGGAAGGTCAGCATACGGGGCGGCAAGAAGCTCGACATCGTGGAGGACGCGGAGCCCGGAACGCCCGGTGTTATCACGAAAGCGCAGGTCCAGTCGGTCCTGAAAAACATGGAAAAGGAAGCCGCCGCATACGAGGCGGCACGCATGTCTATGTGGGATAAGGCTCACGCCAAGATGATCGACACCTATCTGGATCAGGATCGCGTGAATGATGCCGATACCTACCTGAAGTCTGTGGAAGAACGCGGGCTCATCACCGCCGCCGCGAAGAAGGCGGCGAACGAGGCCATTGATCGGAAGCGCGACGTACTGGAAATCTCGACGGAAACGACGAAGCTCCTGGATGAGCTTCAGGCGAAAGCTGGCGGCGAGAGTATCGCTTACGGCAGCGAGCTTCAGGACAGGCTTTATACGGAGACCATGCGGGAGATTGACCGCACGTATACCGGCGAGAAGTACAAGAAGGGCCAGCAGATCAAAAGTCAGCTTGCCGAGAAGTACCGCCTGCTCAAGGATGCCCAGAAGGCACGGGCGGCGTCCGATGTCGTGAACAAGATGAAGCAGATGCAGGATGCCGGTCTGAGTCTCCCGGAGATGTACAATAGCATCCAGTCGATGAACGATTCCGTGGTCAAGACCGCGCTTCAAAAAGCCTACGACCGGCAGAAAGACGCCTACGATGAAAACACCGATCCCGGCTTCCTGCTCACGCAGGAGGAACGCCTGAATGCCCTCAAGCTGAATCTGGCAAAAGGCGAGGCGGACCTGGACGGCATCCATTACAATTTCAACGAGCAGAAGCAGATCATCGCCTACGCCCGAAACCTCGGGTTCACGAAGGCGAACGAGAAGCGCGCTGCGGCTTATATCAACGCCTCGTCCAAACAGATCGACGCGGTGCAGGCGGGGACGGAACTCGCGAAGCAGATTGGTGTTGACACACCTGCGGAAGCTCTGAACGAGTACCCGTGGATTCTCCGTGACCTGGAGACCATCAAGGGTACCTCGGTCATCGAGCCGGACAAGATGGGCGCTTGGCTCAAGTCTAATATCTCGGCGATCCTGTCCCAGGAAGCGACGAAGGATCGTCCGATCATCTGGGATACGACCAAGACGATCGGGGACTTCGCGGCCCAGGGCGTCGATCCCGGCACGCTGTACCAGGATGAGGAACAGCTCCTCAGCGCG